GGCAACTTAAAGGATTGGATAGAAAGATTATGATAGACATTTTTATAGGTTACGATGAGGGCGAGAAGATTGCCTTTCATGTATTGGCAGAGAGTATAAGACAAAACTCTAGTCAACCAGTTTCAATCACACCATTGTGTTTGAGTAATTTACCAGAATTTACAAGACAGAAACAAGAAAATCAATCTACAGATTTTGCATTTAGTAGATTTATGGTGCCTAGTCTAAGAAAGTACCAAGGGTTTTCTATCTTTATGGATTGTGACATGATGTTTAGAGGTGACATAGCAGAGTTGTGGGAAAAAAGAAACTACATTTATTCTGTTATGTGTTGTAAACATGATTATGAACCTACTCAACATGCCAAGTTTAGAGGTGCAAAAAACGAGAAGTTTGAAAAGAAAAACTGGTCTAGTATGATGATATTCAATAATAGTTTATGCAATAGATTAACACCAGAGTTTGTAAACACAGCAACAGGTTTAGAACTACACCAATTTAAGTGGTTACCAAATGAGGGTGCCATTGGTAGTTTAGATTTAGAATGGAACTGGTTAGTTGGTGAATATGAATACAACGAGAACGCAAAGAATGTACATTGGACTTTAGGTGGTCCTTATTTCAAAGACTATAATGATAGTGATTATGCTGATGAGTGGTTTAAAATATATGCAGATATGAAGAGGGTAGAACTTTGATACACATACACACTTTACCATGGGATAAATGTTTATCACATAAACTCATGCCAGCCATAAAAAAAGGTTGGAAAGATAATGGCAAAGATGTTCATTTCTTTTGGGGTTTAGCAGGTAAAAATATGGGGCAGATTAAACAATGCCAAGAATGGGGATTAGAATGGTGGTATGTAGATGTAGGTTATCTTACTGAACAAATCACAAGATATCCAGAGCCTATAATCAACAATTATGACAACACCTATTTCAGAATATGTAAAGGTGATATTCATACTACGACAAAAGGTATCGCCACACCAGACAGGTGGAATGACCTAAATAAAAGAGGTATAGATTGTGAGTTTAAAGGTTGGAACGATGATGGTAAACATATACTATTATGTCCTTCCTCACCAACTGTATGTTATCATATTAACAATGTTCAACAAGACGAGTGGATTGCAAGAACAAAACTACAGTTATCAGAACTCACAGATAGACCTATTAAGATGAGAAATAAACCAAGACCGAGTAATAAGTGGTGGAACACTGACATTAAAGATGATTTGAAAGATGCATGGTGTGTTGTTACAAACATGTCATTATCAGCAGTTGATGGTATTTTAAATAAGACACCAGCTATTACTCATCAAAGAAATGTTGCATCGTTTGTAACAAGTCGTAAACTGGCAGAGGTTGAGAAACCTTTTAAACCAGATAGGAAGATGGTACAAGAATGGCTAAACACAATAGCAAATCACCAATTCACTATTTCCGAAATAGAGGATGGTTTAGCATACGACATTTTAAAGACGCAGTATTCGGCAGGTGGCTAGGCTTTGCTCTTGCCATTTTAGGTGTTTATGTGTTATCATCTGCTCATATACCTACACAATGGTTAGGTTGGTTGATAACAGGTCTATCATGTGCTATATGGGTATGGTACGGTTATAAAGATAAAGACTGGCCAAGAATGTTAATGGAATTATTTTATTGCTTTCTAGCAATTAGAGCTATATTGAATTGGATGAATATGATATGAAAAATTTTGTATGTGTATGTTGGGGAGATAAGTACCCTTTTGAGTATGTTCAAAAACTGTACAACATGGTACAGAGAAACACCACAGTTGAACACAAGTTTATAGTTTTTACAGACAGTGTTTCTATGCACAATAAACTTAGTCCTGAAATAGAGATAAGAAAATTGTTTCATCACGACTATGAGGGTTGGTGGAATAAACTACAACTATTTTCACCAGAAGCAGACCTTGTAGGTGAAAATCTATACATGGATTTAGATGTGGTTATTTTAGAGAATATAGATGATTTCTTTAATCATGGTGAAGAAGACACATTTAGTATTATCAACAACTTCAATCTATCTACCAAAATATTCAATTCAAGTATTTTCAAGTGGAATAATAAGACCGCTACAGACCTTATCTGGCACCCTTGGTTGGCCGATAGAGGTAACCTAAAAAGAAACCAAGGTGACCAAGATGTTATCTCTAAACTGGTCAGTCAAAGTGAGAAGTTACGAATATTTCCAGATGAGTGGTCATTCTCATATAAGTGGAATAATAGAGTAAATCCAAGATATTCCAAGTCAGACTGGACCTTTGAAAGAGGTGTAGGTAAGGTGGCTGTCTTCCACGGTGCACCAAATCCACACGAAAGTGACCAGGAATACATCAAAAACGCTTGGAAATAGACATTGACAAGATGTCGCACACCTAAAACCTAGACCAGGTCTCAAAAAAAACTTCAAAAAAAAGCGAAATAGTGCTTGCCATATGGTATCCACTATGATAGGATATGTGTATATGATAAAGAATTACACAGAAAAAAAGAGATTAGTGATGAAAAAAAAGTTTGAAAAAAGGCTTGCCAACGCTAAGAAAAACCTGTATAATAACCTTATTCAACAACTAATGAACACTATAAACACTAACAAAGGAGAATACTACTATGGCTAAAGTTAAAAACTACTATATGGACGAGGCTGAGAAAGCCGTTGATGCAATCATCAAAAAACTAAAAGAAAATGTGATTACAAAATCTGTTGCAATGAAAGATATCTTAGATGTCGAAGCTGTCAATCTAATTGATATTGATGAATACAATGTTGAAGAAGTAATCGACATGGAATTAGAAACTGCTTAACCAACTAAAGGACAATACTATGAACACTACATACATCGTAACTACACAAGGCTTAGAAAACTATGGCGCACATGCTGAGAGTGGTAAATTCTCAGATAACCAGCACTATTGGAAGTTTAAGTCTGGTACAGATTACATGGTTACAGGATTAGATAGTCCTGCCGATGCTATGGCATTTGTCATGGCCATTGGTGTAGAGAATGGTATTGGGTGGAAAGAATACCCTTGTGAAATTCAAACACATGATAAGTGGATGGAACAGTGGGATATGCTTGACGAATTTGACAAAGAATATTACGAATTTAAAATGAAACACATGGTCAAAGTTGACCCTAATACTTATGGTAAGGAGGCTGCATGATAATTAATATAGGCGACACAATAGAAGATGTTAAAGGTAGACAAGGTGAGATTGTCAATATAGGTATTGCTACAGAAAAAACTGATATAGCGGCTGAGAATGACACAAGTTTAAATGCACAAACATATGACACAGAGTTAGATTATACTGGTGCAATTACATTTGGTTCTAACTGGTGTTACTTTAATCAAATAGAAAAAATAGTAAAGAGAAAGGCTGATGATTTAGAATGATGAAATACAATGAAGATAAAATACTGAAAGAAGTTGGTGACTATATCAAGTCAACATATGGTCAACACTATGCTCAGGTCAAAGAGGGTGTACAAGTACAAGACTTGTTACGCTCTGTTGGTATTGATAAAGATTTTTGTCAAGCCAATGCAATTAAATATCTTGCTAGGTTCGGTAAGAAAGCAGGTCGCAATAGAGCAGACTTGTTAAAAGCAATGCATTATATTGTATTGTTAATGGACTCCGAAGATAACTCTAATCATAAGGAGAAATAATGATTGACATTTTAGAAAAGATTGAACAACTCAAATCTATTGCCAAGATGGTCGATGATGGTACACCTAGATATCAGATTGTAGATAAGTGTAATGAAATCATCAATGAAGACCAGAAAAAGGTAGATGAATTTGAGAAATGGGCTGATGAGGAGAGCAAAAAAGAGGTTGTCCTCCAAGATGTCTCCGGTGAAGCATTTGGCTTGGATCCGTGGGAAACGACAGAATTAGCGAAAAGTGTCAAAAATTGAGGCGCCAGGATGCGCCAGGAGACGCTTTAAGAGCTGCTCGAAGGTCGGACTATGGTCGAAAAACAAGTAAAAATCACGCTTTTTTAAGGCTTGCCATTATCCACCAGATAGTATAGGATATACGAATATTAACACTAACAAAAAGGACATATGACTACAAACACATTTAAATACGATAAAGAAAGCATCTTTGTAGAATTCAACGATGCAAAAGCAAAAGATACCAAACTTGGTAAAGGTGATGACAACAAAGTACACACCAACAGAATTAAATTTCTAAGAGATATGATTGACTTAGAAGCTAAAATGCCAGAAGTCTTTAGTTATGTAAACATTAACTTCAAAAACTTATTGAATGTTTATCTAACTCAGGATCCAAGGTTAACATTTTACATGAAAGTGTTTGGTAAAGGTCCCGATGAAATGGCGGCTGAACAGGCATATGACGGATAACTATGGCGATAATTTATACTAATACATCAAGTGGCTCTCTGAGGCGGAACAGGAAAAAAGCAAAGAACCTGTCCGCCAATCAGTTGGCACAATACAAAGAAGACCTAAGACTATATAATAAACACATGAAGAAACTACATCTACATGATAAGCAAATGAATTTAGAAGACTATGTTAAATACAGACATGGTATGTTAAAAATTAAAACTAGAAGTATGCCATTGAAGACAGTGCCATATACTAGAGAAACACCAAATTATCCAAGTTTATCTAATTCGACCAACTTAGGTGGTGGTACGATTGACTACAAAGAACAACAGGAACGAATTGAAGTATCTAAACAATACTCAATTGTTCCAGCATATAACAAAGGTCCTTACATGGTAGTCGGTAAAGAAGACCTTAAAACAGCAGGAAGGAAAGTATGACATTTATAGAGAAAATGTT